CATATCGTTTGTTGGAATAACTTCCACCATACTTGTTAATGACTTGTAAACCACCAAGACCATCTTTATCAGGTCGTACCACACTTTGTACCCCATCCACTTCATCTAACATTACATATATATCAGATAATAATATCGGTTGATTAATACTTCTTTTATTAATTGTAAAATAGTCCTTTATCTTTTGAATACATTTTAAAAGTACATCATTAGAATTAAAGTTAGGTTTAACTACGATTTCAAAATCAATACCTACATTTACAATGTAACCATCTTTAATATTGATTGCGTCAGTTAATATTCTATAATACGATAAATAATTTCTTAAATTTTGTTTAGTTGCCGGATTTAAAACTGTTAACTTTTTGTTTGCGTCATATCCTAAACAATAAAAGTTTATAGCTAATGGATTTAAAACACTTTCGTTTGTTAACGGACCATCATCAAGTGGTGTCTTGATTTGAAAATCAGGAGCAACAAATGCTTTTGCTATTGAACCGAATTGTGGTGGTAATGCGTATGCTCTTACTAAGTAATCTTCTCGTGTCACATTTCTATTCTGTGCACTAAAATAAGCTTTTGCGTTTTCTCTTACCTCTTCAATCTCTTCTTCAAACTTACCACCAACCGCAGGTCTCTCATTTATTACTGCGATGGATTGTTTGATTTCGTTAAACAACGCCGAATCTAATCCTATGCCTGTTGTTTCTATTTCAACCTCGGCTACTTGGTTTAGGTCACCTGCGATTACATTATCAATTACACCAAGACCAACTCTGTAAGTTACTGTTAGTTCTTGATTTGCAGGAGCGATTCCATATGTTTTACTATATAAAAAGTTTGATGGGTCTAATCCTTGATTTAGATTTCCATTTGCGTTATATAATGCAGAACCCACATTGTCTGGATTAGGAAGTAACTCTTCATCTGCGTTTGCAGATACGCCTGCACCAAACTGAACTATGATTTCACCCTCATCACTTATACGAGTTATATATCTTTTAGGAACTCTTTTTAGTTTTAGTAAAGCGGGTGTATCATTACTAAATGCAGAATATGTTAATGAGTAGTCTGCCGTATTTGGACTTTCTGTAAATACAGTATCTTGGCCAAGGTAATCTACCTTAGTCCAAGTTTCACCATCATCGTCTGTTATTTTGATTACATCAATTAACCCATCCTCATCTTGAAGTTTTATCTTGTCATAAATCTTTGGTGAATCAAATGTAAAAGTCTGAGTCTTTTCTTTACCACTTGTTGCCTGTACATATTTCTTTAAAAGATATTTTACAGGTAAGTTTGTACTATCATCTACTTGGTATACTGATATTTCAGTTGGGTCAAACGATGATGAGTAATTAAATCTAATTTTTTGATTTGTACTAAACTCAATATCACCATTTGATTCTGCGATTATTTTTGCACCTTCTTTTATATTTAATGCGTATCTAAAATCTGGTCTTACATTTGCACCACTACCAATTGCTGGTACTAATTGGAATACTGCCATATTTGTTGTTGCGGGTACATTTAATTTTGGTTTGTATCCATACGCCTGTGATATTGCAAATATGTTTTTCTTTTCTTGTGCTTGTTCTAATATAGATTCTCTAAGTTGAACATCAGTATAATATGAAAGTACATCCCCAACATATGAAGATAGTTCCAACATCATCATACCTGGAGAGGACTCGTTAAAGTCGTTAAAAGTTTGAGGGAAATAAGTTTTTGTAAAGTCTACAAGATTCTGTCTTATAGAACCAAACTCTCTTCCTATTAACTTAACATCTTTTTTAATTTTATCTGCCATGTTGTATTACCCTATGCTATTGATAGACCACCTTGTTCATCTATCCCTACTATAATTATCTTGTTTGCTCCAGTTTCTCCTACTGAAAATGAAAATGAAAAGTTTACTCTGTTATTATCTGCTTCAGTATCAACTCTAATTTCTCTCATTTTAATGTAAGGTAACCAAAACTTAATATCTTTTTCAAGTCCACCTTTTAATCTTTCGATTAATTCGTCTGTTATATTTTCAAAAAGAAATGAAGGTAAGTCTGTTCCAAACAAAGGCTGAAAGGGTCTCTCACCCTTTCTTGTAAGTAATAAGTTTTTAAGATTCGATAATGCCTGTTCTTCTGTTGTCATCGTACTACGAAATATTGGAGCACCACCCAATGGGAATGGAATCCCAATTGCAGTATTCTTTTTTAAATCTAATGGATTTATTTTTTTCGTAGGTCTTGTAGCCATTATACTCTACCCTTCTTCTTGTTTATTGCTTTCATTAAACCTGAATAATCTTTTGTTAATGCGTTTCCTACACCAGAACTCATCACTGCGTTTACATCAACCGCTCTACCATCAGAATCTTTTGTTGGTATCATTGATTGTGGTGTTGGTGAACTACTGAGTCCCATCATAGATGACATAGTTGCTCTATCCATTCCTTGTGCATTATTTGCAGTCATAGTTCCACCACCCATTGTTGGCCAATGGTCAACTGTTTCATTTAATAGGTCTGAGAATTTCCCACCCTTAAATTTAACATTTGGCTTCTTAACCTTTTTTGTTGGTTGTGGTGTACTCATTTCTTGAATAATAGATTCACGAATGGCAAGTTTCTCTTTTGCCACCTGCTTCTTTACTTCTTCTTTTATTAACAATCGTATTGCTTTTACAAATTTATTAGTGTCCATAATAATAAATAGTTTTATTTTAATTAATTTTTCATTAAATTTAACTCTGTCGTTATTTTAGCGATTCTTGCTTTGATTCCAGTACATTGTCCTTTCAATGCACCACCTGCGGAAGCAAGTGGGGCGTTTACTCCTACATATTTGTTAGGTGTTGTACTAATGTTTGGAATAGCTCCATTTGAAGCAAATCCACTAACCGCATTATTTAACGCATCGAGTTCGTTTTTAATTTCGTCTATTTGTGTAAACATATTATCCATCGCAGCTTTCCATGCTGGTGTTGATATATTCACATCTTCTGTTCCTGCCAATATAACTCTATCCTTTTTAGCATTTAATAATACTCGGTCAGAGTTAACCATAAATTGTGGGTCACCCCATAGGTTAGCAGGTGTTACTCCTAAAGAAAATGGATGTGCTTGACTTAAGGATATAGTTTGTTTGGATGTCATATATAATGAAGTATCATCCTCATCAACTTCCTCTATAACAAACTTATTCCAACCACTTGAATTTTGAGTATTTCTTAGTATTGTAATTGGTGATGTAGAGTCACCTTTCCAACTTGGTTTTTCAGTTGTCTTAGCACCAGCTGGAGTATATCCAAGTCTGATTGATTGTCCAAACCTTCCTTCAACTATCACATCACCACTAAATGGTTGTAGTGCGGATACACCACCCACCTCTTCAAATCCAAAATCAAATTGAAAAGGTTTAGTAGAACTTGCTTGTGGATTACCTGCAGATGCTTCTGCATATCCACCCGAGTCAGCTCCATCACCTTCAAGTGTTGTATATCCTGATGGTAATGCGTTATGATTTGTATTCCTTTGTAATGACAACGGAGTTACATAATACATTCGTGTTCTACTTGATAGTGCGTTGGAATCAGGACCTCTTTCATTAATAAGGTATACCATTTCCCCTGCAACGGGTACTCTTTTTATGTTGGTATCCAACGGCCATGCAATTTTTTCAACCTTAGTTCTACCTGATGCCATATTTACTTCAACCTTAATTGAGTAAAGTAAATCGGAATCAGAGTCTTGTAGTTTTACTTCTGTAACGAGACCTGTGGCCATTATACTTCTCCTGCTTCTTCTTTAGGTAGGTCTTTTTCAACCTCATCTATGGCGTCCATCAATTGTCTTTTCTCTTCATCAGACAACATATAGTTTCCACCATCGGTGTTATTATCTTTCATCATTCGTTGAACAATTGCTGCAAGTTTTATTAATGCGTCATCGTTCCTAACGGATATGTCGAGATATTCCTTTATTAAAGGAACAACTACTGAGGCATCATTTAGATTCTTGACCATTGGTTCAAGTTGTGCAATCAGTAGTTTTATTTGTCGGTCTTTCTTTTTCTGATTAGAATAAATGTCAGCCATTACATCTGAAAAAGATTTACCTTTAAAAATTTCATCGTCTTTGGTCATTGAATTCCTCGATTCTATGATTTATTTCTAAGTGTCCTTTTGATACAAAATCGATGTACAACTCTTTATATACATTTTTTAATTTACCAATTACTTTTGTAATATATTGGGTTTGAACACCAGTTCTCTCTCTAATAAGTATGTAAAGAGCCTTTTTGTTGTAAGAATATAAATCATGTCTTGTTCTAAATAGTTCTGTAACTGAGTCTGCTATTTTTTGTTCTCTATCTTTAGAAAACAGCTTGTATAGATTTGCGTCAACATATCTAACATAGAAATCAAAAAAGTCTGCTATTGATTCTTTTAACTCCTTATCGTAAACTTCGTTACCTATATTTCTTGAACTATCAATATACTTTACTTCGGTCTTTTGTTTCATTCTTTGATAGTTCTGATTATTCTCATTGAATAAATAGTTTCTTGCTACCACAGTAAAATAAGAAAACGCCCTACCATTAGCTCCATTAAATTTATGAATCTTTTGGTTTAGGAACGCAACAACATTAGCTTTGACATCATCATATGGGACATCGAAATAATATGTCTTATATGTGTGAATAACATTTTCAGCTAACTTGTCAAATGGATAGTGAATAAATCTATTGTAGATTTTATTCTTCATCTTATAGTCGTCTGAATTGTTGTATGCGTTAATAGCTATTTCAGTAATCTTCGTGAAATACCTTTTACTCCTTTTCCTTCGTTTCCTCGGCATAATAATTTTCAAGTTTTTCTATGATTGTATATAACTGCTTAAATACAAATCCAGTTTCATCATCATTTTCAAATGCTCCTTTAGTATCTAAGTCCTTCATCTTTTGCATTGAGTCGTCTATTTCCTTTGCAAAGTCAGATATAAATTTTTCCTGTTCTTCAACAATTTCTTCAGCAGCTTCATTCTTTCTCAGTAAATTCCAAGTAGTGAATGCAAATACTATTGTTGTTAAAGACAATATAATAATTGTTTGTACCATAATTTTAATCTTCTACGATATCTTTAAATGCATCAAATACTTTTTTAGTATCCTCAGTCGATGTCTTTGAGGTATTAAATGTATCTGATAATTTCCCTTTTGTAGATGGTCTTCCGTTTGGATTACGAGTTGACTTTACTGGTGCCATCTCTTTTTGCCATCTTTCATACTCATATCTAGCTGCATTGATATCTGCTTGATGCATGATATGAGGTAGAGGTGTTTTAAGGGTTTGGTCTTTATTGAAAGTAATATAATACTTTTTATTAGACTCGTCATACAACCCATCTGTAAGTTGTATTCCTATCCACTCCTCTTCACTACACTTAACTCCAAAATAGTTTAGAAGATAAAAACTTCTAAGACTATGGTCCATATAATTTAGGTTTGGATTTGTTTTGTAAATCTTACCTTGGTTTTTAACATGCCACTCGGAGTCGTTTTTAATATAGTGGTCTTCTTCAACCGAACCAAGTTTACCTAAGTCGTGATGTAACGCCGTAAATATAAGAGACTCTTTACTGAGTCCTTCTAAATCAAGACCCCACTTTTCTTGTAGGTCATATATACTAAGTGCGTTTCTTGTAACTCTAAGTACATGGTCAATGTATCCACCAGGAAATGCATTATGATAATGTTCAACTGATGATGCAGGTGTATAAATTATTCTCTCTTCAAAATGGTCATACATTTTGTTTAGTGATTCTAATCTCTCACCTGTAAATGTTTGGTTGATTAATTTTCTAAATTTTTCGTAATTACTTACTAATTCTTCTGCAGTAAAAAAGTTTGTCATTTTATATTATTTTATCTATTATTCCAAGTTCTAATGCTTGTTCTGAAGATATAAAGTAATCATTGGACGATATACTTTCCCAATGCTCTTTATCTTTCTTTGTACACTCATCCATAAGTTGATTACAATCACTTTCTAATTCTTCACTAAATTTAGCATTTGATTTTACATCACTTAATTTACCTACTACAACAGTAGACAATTGGTGTACCATAATCTTTGAGTGTTTGGATGCCATACGAGTACCCGTACCACACGCCAGTAATAATGCTCCTGCGGACATCGCAGCTCCCCTAACAATGATATTGTATTTGATACCTTGTTTTTTCTGAGACCTCATAAAGTCAATTAACCCAAGAGTTTCAATCACATCACCGCCTGGTGTATTCAATAAGATATTGAATGTCTTAACATCGCCACCATTAAGTTTGTTTAGTAATCTTGATTTTGATATAACATCAAATGTCATACCAGATTGGATTTCACCTTCTATAATAATAACATTATCTTGAGTGTCTATTCCATAATCAAAATGTCTGAAGTGTTTTCTATCAGGGTCTTTGTCTGGTGCTGATGCTTGTTTTCTTTCAGCCTCAGTTAACTCTTTATCATATCTAACTTCAAGTTCGTCTTGACTTGTAGTTGTCTCATTTCCGTATAATTCGTCCATAGGTTTAATTATAATTTATACTAATATACAACATTTATTTGTAATTACCAAATCTTATTGATGTTATTTAAAGATTTCTCCATGCAGCGGTCTTCGTAGTACCCTTAGTTATATTTGCAGAAGGTATTTTTTTAATTACAGGTGGTACATTCTCACCATATAGTTCTTTTGCATCTTCGTTTGGTACAAATCTAACTTGCTCATTATCATCAAAAGTTCTTACTTGATTTTCTGGTTGACTTTCTTCCAAAACTTCTTGTACTTCTTCTTGTTGAGGTTCTGATGGTTCTTCCTCATCTTCTTCAACAATGGGTTCGTGATAATCACTATCAGGGGTAACCCCACCATTCCCATCATGTATAATATTGTCTGTGCCGTTGTCATCTTTTCTTCCTAATAATTTATTTAATGCAATTACCATAGCGATTGCTAATGGGTCAAAAACAAATACTATTAATAATGTAAACCAATTAACAATTACATTCATTGGTTTCTTAGTTAACTCTGCCATATATCTAAGTGGACCTATCTCAGCCGCCACTTCGTTATTTGATTCAATATCTAATACTTGTAATTCAAGTTTTGTAATTGAGTCAGTTAATTGTTCAAGTTTCACATTTATACCTGCCCTTGTTTCTACCGCGGTATTTAATTCTTTCGTTAACAACTTTCGAGTTGAGGAAGATTGTGTTGTAATAATTCTACCCAATGTATCTGTATATTGTATTCTGTTATTAGAGATACCATTCCTCAAATCAAGGATAGATTTTGTTAAATTACTTTTTTCTATATTGTAATAATCAAGTTGTTCTTGGAATCGGTCTCTCTTTAACTCAATTACTTTAACTTGTTTTTCTACAATTCCCAATTGGTCTGCGGTTGTTTGATATGCCGATGTTAAGAATCCGTAGATACCTAATGATGTAATCACCATCAGTATACCAACTGCAAGAGTTAGATACCACTTCATCCATCCTGCTTTACTCCAATTATTATGTAGGTATGATGCGGTCACAAGTTTTGCTACTTCTAATGCAGCTGCCATAATAATAACCTCAAACCTGGCTCCTGCGAACAAAGAACTCAATCCAAATACTGAATAGTAAGCTGCAGAACCTGCTACTGAGAAGGTACTGATAATCATTAATAGGACGAACCCATTTGACCTGTTGAAAAGTTTTTTCATTTTTTTTCCTAAAAATTGGTTTTACTAACTTTTAAAATTGTACTTATATAAGACAAAGTCGCTAAGTCGCTAAGCTTCACCCGTACTTAAGTACTCTATAAATATCAAAAGTAAAAATAATAAAACAAATAAAAACAAGCTTTCCCCATAGTTGTGCCCTTTAGTGTCTACTAAAATTGGAAAGATAATTTAGAACAGTCAGTTCTTTTGCCTTAGCTTCAACCACAATATCAAGGTCATGACCATAAGTTTTGATTTCAGAGTACAAATAATCTGAATGTGCCTGTGCTCGTGCAGTCTCATCCTCAAGTGTTTTTGACTCAGAGTAATGAACAACTGGTTTGATATCACCCCAAGTGGACATCGCCAACTCCAATGCTTCTTGTTCTGATAACCCACCTGTATTGAATGTATGGTGGTGATAATCAAAGACAATTGGAATGCCAGTCCTTTCGTGTATATACATTAAGTCCTTGACAGAATACATACTTGCCTTGTCATCATTCTCAACAGTAAGTCGTGTCTGAACAGATTCAGGCAACTTCTCAAAGTTTTTACAGAACCTATCCATAGCGGACATCTTATCACCATACACACCATTACAATGAATATTGATTTTGTTGTAAGGAGTACGAGACAATCCCATCAAGTCAAATATCTCACCATGAATAGTTAAGTCTCTAAGAGTATTGTTTACTACTCGTTCATTTGGTGATACAAGAACATTGAATGGGCCAGGATGAGATGTGATTCGTTGACCATACTTTTCTGCCAGATTACCTGCTCCCTTGAGGAGTGTAGATATCTTACGATAATCAGGCATATCTGATAACTTGAACTCACTAGCCCAAGGAACTAAATCAGAGGTCATACGGAATAGATTGAATCCGTTCTGATGATTCCACTTGATAATCTCAATAAGGTCTCTTGTGTTTTGTAATGCGAGGTCTGATGACCTTGTGATTCCTTCCTTAAGGAATGTTCGTTTAATCATACTACGATTTGTAGTAATCTTGTTTTTGCGTAGTGTCATATTGATACACGCGTAACCTAAGTTTGTCATTTTTTATTATTTAATTATTATACAATATACGAAAATTATTTTACAATTCCAAATTTAAAAGTTACCATCCGCAACTTGAAAACAAGTAATACCATTCGCTCTCCACATATCAACAACTTTGTTTCTATCATCGAATGTACAGAGAACATTGTCTTTACCAATATCATTTAACCAATCTTGTTTTAAGATATCATCGGGAGTAAAATCCTTCAAAGGTCTCATAAACAATCTGCTCCAAGGAACTTTGTGTTTGTTTAACCACGACTTGGTAGTGTGAATAGTACCTTTACTTCTACCACTAAAGATAATAACCTTGTGGTCAGTAGACGCCAACATCTGTGCCATCTTTATAACAGGTATATTAGGTTTATCCAAACTAATATTTTTAGGGTCAAAGAATGTGTCCCAATCTAACTTACCATTTGGTTTAGTAGATATCTTTCTTCTATCATCGATAAGAGCGAGAGTACCATCTAAATCAAAAATTACTATGTTCTTCATACTATTAAACTTTACATAGTAAAGATAATAAAAAAAGGGGACTCTGGCAAGCCCCCTATGTTAAGAAATTGTTAAATCTCATCGTACTCTACATCTGTAACTTCTTGGAGAAAATAGAAGTAACCATCACTTCCTCTGAGTACCATATCGCAGTTTAGATATTCTTTCCATGTTTCCACAATCGGTCTTCTTTCTTCATGGATTTTTCGAATGATTAAATATAGCGTATCATTATGTTGTAACTTCTTATATCTAAACCACGAATATGCTGACATCTAAACTACTTAACTTTTACTGTAATATTCTTTGCTTTCCTATCCTCATACTTTGGAATCTCAATATTAAGAAGACCATCCTTACAAACGGCTGATGTAGAACCTAAGTCGAAAGACTCGTGAATCTTATACTTTCTTTCAAGTTTACGATTATCCTTTTCAGCTTTGATTAAAAGATATCGGTCTTCAGTTTTCACATCAACATCTTTGTTTGATAGTCCAGGAACTTCCAACTCAATTTTCAAAACATCATCCTTAACCCAAGATGTTGGTGTTGAAATACTTTTTGCATCGGTGTCCCAATTTAACATTGAATCCATAACAGTATCAAAATTGCTATAAAATAAATTTGTCATAATAACCTTTTTTTAATTAAACATTAATTTCTTTGATTATTATAGTACCAATTGTGTACCAAATGGATTTGTATGACAAAATGTTAGTTTTGTAAGGTTATAGTATGACAAAGTGTCAGTTTAAGGATATAGCTGGTCCTTGTTTTATGACACGATACTTTCTTGTGTCCTCGAAACTCTCTTCAAGTTCTAACATTAAACCATCCATTTGAAACATTCGGATAGTATCATTCATCATCTTTTCATTATCACAAGTTATCCAAAGAGAATCGAAATCAAGTATAACACTAACCTTTGTAGTTTTTGGTTTGTCTTCGGGCTCTGGAATGAATTCGAACATAGGTTCATCGAAATCCTCATCTTCGAAATCATCGTCCTCAAGTTCACCATAAAGGTAGTCATGCATATAATAGACTTTCGTCATATCATCTAAACTCATGAAGTAATTAAATTCTGGCTCGTCCCATTCCATGATACTCCTTTTATTATAAGTATGACTCATGGTTTGTCTTTCCACAATTTATTTAGATATTCTAAACCTTCTTTATTGATAATCGTATTATCTGCTTTTATAAAATCAATGTAGATATCAATTATGGTTTGTACAAACTCGCTGGTAAACCTATCCTTCATCTGGTTAAGTTTTGCCCCCATATTAACAACATAGTTAGTATCAGGCGCCTGCTCTGAGTCTATAAGAGAATGAATCTTGTTCTTAGCGATTGTGTAGTAGGGTTCTTTTTTAGCGACAACAACATCCCTAACTGATGCGACATAGGTTTCAAGGTCAGACTTCTCACCAAGCGTATCATCTGCCAACATATCAAATATGTCGGATGACGCGAAGTTCAAGTAATACTTGTCGTGCCTACGAGACTCCATTATCGAGTCTGAACAGAAAGGTAAATTTTTATCATTCACTAATAAAAGATTTTATAATCCTAATCTATATTTTTTCTTAGACAACTCAACTGCCTCAAAACAAGTCATGGCTAATTTATTTAACTCGGCCATTGTTACTTCAAATTCCTTATTGTCTATCTGAATGTAACCTACCTTAGTAGCTCCATGTGGGTGGTTTGAGAAATCAAATTGTTCGTGTACACGAAAATCTAAAGTGTTGTAGATATTTCCGTACTTCTTTTCGTTTCGTTCCTGTCTTTCTTGAGGAACTCCAAATGAGTGGTTTACATTACCAAGCCTCAATTTGGTTTTATTATACTTTTTCATAAGTAACTAATTGTTGGTTATATACCAATAAATAGTTTTCTCAATACTAATAAAGTTAATTTTTCTTACGATTTCTTCGAGAAATTCTATCAAACTTTTTTTCATCGAATTTCATGTCTTGTTTAAGTGGGTGTGTTCTGTTAAAATGTTGCTCTATCTGACAAGACCTACTTGCCCAATACCATGCATCATACACCTTCGATTGTGGTGGGATAAATAACTCTTCACCCACCACAGTACCAATACCACTCGATATGTAAAACATACCACTTGAATTCATTTGAACCTTTGCGTTAGGATACTTCTTCCTAACCTTTCTTTGGAATGACTTAAACTTCCTCGTCTGAACTTTGTCCATTTACTTTGTTTTTTAAATTCTTAGTAAGACCTTTATGAATATGGCAGGTTGACAATTCCTTATTTACAGAACATCTGTCAACCTTCTTACCATTTTCAAGGAGTACTTCATATACCAAACCTCGTTTTAGTTTAGTTCGCTTCGTCACCATTCCAACTCTAAAGTGGCCGTTTACTTTTAATATAACACTATCTCCTTTTTCGAATACCATTACTTTATAACCTTAATTATTTTTGTCTCAATTACAGAACCAACTTCGAACTCAATTCCTGAACCTTCGAAATCCTTTGTAACTTTCACCTCTGCGTCTGTAACAGACACTGCGTTAACAACATATTGTTCAGTTAACTTTTTTACTTTACCTTTGTCATCTGTGTGATGTACTTTTACTTTTGCGATGTAATACTTCATAATTTAATTTTAATTGTTTAACATATTATCTAATTCTTGTTCATCAACAAGTTTATATTCCCCATTTGGATTTTCCGAATGAGCGTCTTCATATATAGTGTGGTAGAAACTCACGAAGTGTCCTTCACCGATATCTACCTTTCCTGCAGGTATCACTACATACCCATAGTTCTCCCCTTGGTCTTGCCAATACTTAGCATCCCTTGGGAATTCATTTAATTTTGCCATTTTTCATTTTTTTAATTAATGTTCCTAAATCTCTACCTTTGTCGGTAGTCTTGTATGCTAACTTACCATCTTCATTGACTACCATACTAACCAATCCTTTGTCTACTAAATTAGACAACGCCATATCAGTTTCGTATCTTTGATATGATTGGTAAGCGTCCACAATAACCTCAGATAGAAAGTCTTGTGATTGTGATGTTTTTAAACCTTGTTTGATATAGTCTGCGAACACATCCCAATCGTTTATATCAAAGTTACCTTCCATAAGTTCTGAGACTATTGTTGAGGTAAACTCTCTAAGTTCTGATTCACTCCACCTCATCTTGTTCATCTTTAAATTCTACTAAACTATCTAAATATTCCATTGAATCAGAACTGCCTATTAGACAATCCACCTTCGGTCCGTTGTATCTATTCAACACCGACTCGGCGCCCCAATCTTCAACCATCTTTTTAAGTTCTTCTATGGTTGGTAAATGTACTTTATTAAATCCCATCTTTATTTTTTTTATCCCAAAAATGTTTCTCGTTTTCTTTTCCCATCTTCTTGATTGAATCCCATTTCTTTTTATCAATAGTATCACCTCTAAGTGACGCGTCAAGGAAACTTATCTTTTTTAATTCATGTGAATTTAAAGGTCGACTCTTTGTTTTTAGATATGCTGATTTTGAATCGAGATATTCTAAGAACCAATCAAAATTATGTTGAGCCATCTCGTCAAGTTCTTTATCCGTAAGTGGATTTTCAGGGTCGTACTTTGTAGTCATAACTTTAAATATACAAAAATTTTACTTATTTACCAAACTTTGTCTCTTCAATCTTTCAACGAGATAGAACTCATAGACTTGTTCTGCGTCCATTAGTCTACTCTTCATAACCTTATTCCAAAGACAAAATCCAAATTCTTTTTCTAATTCTTTTTTAAGAAGGTCTAATGTTTTTATTTCGTCACGATGACCTTCTTCATCTAATTTATTTGCTCGGACATTTTTCATATAAGACTTTTGCCTAGCCTCATTCACATATCCCCAATAGTCATTTGAATTTGGATTCTTGTAGTAACCTTCCATTACCTCATCGTAAATGGCAGAGGCCAGCTGTCTTGCTGCCTCTGCCTCTGAGTAATAATGAGAGTAATCGAAATCACCATTGTTAATTCTTTCTATCAAGGATTTTTTTACTGATAGTTTTTTCTTCCTACCATTTGTCCACCATCTAAATTTGTTATATCCCATATCTTAGTAAGGAGATTCTACTTCATCAGTATTAAACAAATCTTCATTCTCTGGAACCTCACCCAAAAACTTTTGGATGAATTGTTTCATATAAACTCTTTCAGACTGAGCCCCACCACTTTGGTCAAACATTGGGTAGATAGTAATCTCAGCAGCTTCACCTAATTCGAAACCATCGTAGAGTAGAGAACCAATCTCAACTGCCGTTCTCGTAGACAATGCGTTACTAAGTTTTGGATTTTCAGACATCAAGTCACCTCTTGTCATTGAAGTAATCTCAGCAACATTAGACAAAATGTTTTCATCAACCGAAGGATACATCATTTGAAGAAGTTGAGTTTCCTCTTCGTGAGTTAGAGTGTCCATTTCGATAACAGTAAATCTGTCTAACATCGCTCTGTCAAGAGCTCTTGTAGCGGTGTACTCATTACCGATGTTAGCCGATGCGATGAACGAAACACCATCAGCGACCTTGACAACAGGAGCGTTAGCCGCTTCATCTAATCTCAAGTATCTTTGACCTTGGTCAAGAACCGTCATTAGAATATTGTGAGCCTCAGGGTGAGCTCTCGTCAACTCATCAAGGATGATAACAGTATTTGGTGTTTGAATCGCCTTAACAAAAGGTGAAGTGTTGAACACCGTACCTTGTTTGGAATCGAACTGAGTGTTACCAATCAGAGTTGTTCTTGGGTCTTGAGTAGAACCAAGGTTGATGATGAAGGTGTTGTAACCTTCGAGTGAATTAGCCGCTGCTTTAGCCGCCATAGTTTTACCACAACCGGCAGGGCCAGTCATCATAATGTTTTTACCTCTAAGAATGTTTCTTACTAAGTACTTCCACTTTAGGGACTGCATGAATAACATCTTAGGTTTTAGACCTTCTGACTTTTCGTGAATGAAACTAAGAACATCAGAAGTCATCGCTTCAGTAGCGACAGAGACAGGTTCAGGTTTAGAATACTCAAGAGCGACAAGACCGCCATTAGGAGCGGTGAAGTTACCAACTGGCTCAAGGTTTTCTTCTACCTTAGATGCCGGAACTCTTGTGAAGTCAATCTTACCATCAGTTAGTCTACCACTAACTCTAACTTTGAACCCATACTTGTCGGGTCTTTTGAAGGATTGTCTTACCCTTTTGTAAAGGTTAGTACCTTCTTCATTGAACTCAGGAATCAAGAACTGCTTTCCTGCCGAATCTTCAAATAGAAACTTTCCATCTACTTGAACAATCTTTCCGAATACTGATTTTTGTGCTTTCATCATTTTTACTTTTTAATTATTAATTACTCTTATTACTTATTACTCTACTAAAGTACGACATTAATTTGACAATTCCAAATTTCTAATGTTAAGAAATTGTTAAATTTTCACCTCGAACTTTTTATTTAATGTTTTGGCTAACTGAGTCATGTTATCAACATTGATAAACTCTGAGTCCTTTCCGTACATTTCCTCAAACTGAGTCTTACTACTTCCATAGTATCCATCAGAGATAAAGTAAGATAGGACACCGACACCTGCGTTTCTAACTTTCTTAACTTGGTCAGCCGTATGTTTTACTGCGTAGTCACCACCATAACTAATTTCTTTGTTGTCAAAGCCAGGCCATCCATCTGAGAAATTGATTAGGTAACTTTCTACGCCATTTTTTGTATTGGTCAACTCTTTTAGAATCGCTTCAAAACACAACCCTTCAGGAGTAGTTCCACTTGGTGAAATGTATTTAAACAAGTTTACAATTTTAGAAAACTTATCTTTTCTTGAATCATATGCAATCATCATTAGAGGTTGACATCCACTTCCACTATTGTAGTAGATACCTCTATAAGAAATCACTACATTCATATTGTCGGTCATCGATGCCGCCTTTGCAATCGCTACGGCTGCCGTTTGAGTGTTGTACCACTTGTCACCACCCATAGAAGAACTTGCGTCAATCGAGATGTGTACTAAACAAGGAGTCGCCGTATTGATATTGATTTGGTCAAAGATTTGGAAGTTACCGAAACCAATCTCGTGTAACATTCTACCATTTAACTTACCACTCTTCATTCTTGGAGTGTTGTCGATTCTCTCTTCGTTTCTTGTCTTAAGTTTCTTACCTAAGATAGTTCCAAGTGTAATACCTTTTCTAACTGCCGTATCGTTTGAATCAACTCTCCAACTTCCTAAGTGACCAATCATACCTGAGTCAATCAATGATTGATTTACATTTCTGATTACATAGGTCTGAACACCTTGAGATTGATTTCTCCAATAACCTTGGTCAAGTCCTTTGCCTGTAACCTCAGTTTCGATATCAGCTTTATCAAGAACATCGATTTTCTTTTTGTCAGCCTTAGTGATTGTAGTTTTTTTGATATCACCATCTAAGAACTTCTTTTGTTTCTCGATAGCGTTATCTAACATTTTCTTTTGTTTATCATTCAAAGGTTGGTAGTCACCGCCAGCACCATTCTTGTTACCGAGGCCAGTTGGTTGAGGACTACCTTCTTCGGTAGAACCATCATCCTTACCATCATCACCCTTAGAGTCTTTACCTTTACCACTTCCGTTACCTTCCATTGGTGAACCATCAGAAGTTGGATTGTCATCAGAAGACATCTCAGACTTACCATTAGTATCATTGTCATCACCACCCATTTCTTTTTCAGATGACTTAGATTCATACTCAGCGTCTTGTACATTTTCGTGGATAATCATATAAATCTGACCTGCCACTTCGAGTGCGTCATTTGATGTTCTTAGTCTTGAAATATTTTTAAGGTCAAGAAGATTCCAAATCTGTTTCAATCCTTTAAGAGCTTTGAGGTCTCTGTTAGAGTTAGTGATGTTAATCAATCTAAACATATAAGAATCCCAAGTCTCGTCTCTATGTTCTGAAGACTTAAGACCTTTGTCCACTACATTAGAGTGGAAGTACTTGTTATACATTGACTCATAGTACCCTCTATAACCAGGCGCTGATTTGTAAATGTAATTGTCAATTCGTCTGTCCTCAACATAGTTAAGTAAATCTTTTAACTTACTTACAATGTCTCTTCTTTTTGACCACCATGCGGTAGAATACTCATCACCATCTTCAACCATTTGAATATATGATGATAAAGTTTTTACCCAAGGTAACATAGATTTTGGAAACCCTTGAAGACCATTGTTGTCCATCAGAGTTTTTAACATTTCGAAGTCAGTAAGTTTGATGTGAGAACCTTCGTGAAGTGCTAACCCAACCACAGGGTCGAATTCTTTGTCATTCATTTTAGCTGATATAACAACCTCTTTACCATCGGTGTAACTATCATCACCCCTACCATTAAAGGTAACGGGAATAGGTTGGCCTGTAACGATACTAACGAAGTTACTGATTGACTTTTTGTATGCCATCAACTTCATTAAGTCATTAGACTTCTTCTCAATTTTGTTAGGTTCATTATCCGTATCCCATATTGACTTGTCAAGCCAGAAGGAAGAATAATTCATGTGGTTTGTATTTCGCATAATTCTCATTTTTTAATCTTACAATATAAAGATAAGACATTTTTGTCTAATTGCCAAATTTCTAATGTTAAGAAATTGTTAAATTTTGCCTTTATGTTTTTCTTTACGAGTATAGTGTTTCTTGCTTTTATGAGGCATTGGAACCCTGAGTGAATCTCTCCACTCTTGAAAGGTAAGGGTTACCTTCTCTAATTTGATATTTTTATCTGATTTAGCCATAATGCCTTATCTCTTTCTTTACTATGTAAAGATAGTGAATTAAGTTGGTATTGCCAAACTTTAAATGTTAAAATTTTGTTAAAGTTTTCAACACTATATGTTAATAACTATTATAGTTTACCTTCGTCTCGTAGATTTTGACGAATTTTTGTAGCAGATATATCGTGAATATCGCCTGGTGGGATGTGTTCTATTATATCGTAACCAACACCTCGACCATAGTTTACAGATTCAATATCAGGTATTATTATTATTCTAACTCTACCATCATGTATAAGGTCTTGAAGTTCTATATGTAGATTCTCGTATACTTCTTGTGGTGTATATGGTTGGTTCTCATTCGGTTCAACATCACGAATAGCAACACAAACATTCTTACCTTCGTTTAATCGTTGGTCGATTAACCATCGGTGTCCTTTATGCCAAGGTTGCCATCTACCTATGAATAGTGAGTACTTCATTTAATGTTTGTATTGGTAGTTTATCATCGGTACATAACCATATATCATCTGTACCTATTTCCATTGCGTCTGTATGATAGTGTTCTCGTCCTCTAACTTCTTGTGTAAATAAGTAAAACATTTTAGGGTTTAAATCTAATAGTTCATCTCGTACATCTTTGTATGGACCAACAACTGATATGACTACATGAAAGTTTTTATGGTGAAGGAATCTGGCAATAGTAGTAACCTTTCTCATATTGTTCTTACGACCCTCTTCACTATAATCAGTATTACTAAATACCTCTCTCATAAAATCACCATCGATATGTATTACAGGGTTACCAATGGTCTTATACTCGAAGTGTTCTTTTAAAAGTTTTGCTATTGTTGTCTTACCTGCGCCGGGCTGACCATAGAACCAATATATCATTCGTACAACCAATTGTCAAGTTCTTCGACTTGAATTAAACCTAAGTCTTCTTCTCGATTTGCATCCATGATATTAAACTCATAAAATGGATTGTGTCTTTGTACGAGTGGTGTATCCATAAAGAAATTATTTTGAACAATACCAATACCCCAATCAGTATCTACTACGCAAACCTTTAAATCTGTTCTACTTGTTCTTAACTCATAGATTGCTTTCCATACCGTACCATTCCATTCTCTATATTCACCATCCACCAAGTAGTCTTCTCTTGCCATAAAAGAATTTGGTGGATTACAATCGTGTAATAATATGTAACCATTTGGATTTAGATATCTAAGAGAATTGTGAATGTCTTTTTTTACCTGATAAGATTTGTGTAACCCATCTATGAATACAACATCGAATCTATCATTAGGTCTTCTATCATCCATGAATCTAAAAAACTCATCAGATGTCATCGTATGGTCAACAGGATTTTCTTCGAACTCAACGCCAGGGTCTACACCCTCTTTGTGTTCACATTGTACTTTGTCAAAACAATGAGTAGGGTCACATACACCGATTTCAAGATACTTTTTAAAATCGTTCTCTTTTATTAGTTTGTTTATAATATCAAATCTATACATAATAAAATTTATTGTAGCCCCTAGGAGAATCGAACTCCTCTTTCCAGGATGAAAACCTGGCGTCCTAACCGATAGACGAAGGGGCCAGTATATTAGAGCGGAAAGGTGGAACTGCCCCACCATCTCCACATTGGTAATGTGGCGAGTTTCTTTTAACTCTTTTCCCGCTTAGAGCGGAAGGTTGGAACTGCCCCAACTCCTTTGTACTGGATGTACAACGACTTTCTTTTAAGTCTTCTCCCGCGATTGTTTACACAATATACAAAATAAAATTGACATGGCCAAATTTTTAGTGGAGAATATCGGAGTCGAACCGATGACCTCTTCGGTGCAAGCGAAGCGCTCTAGCCATCTGAGCTAATTCCCCAATAAAGATTTATCCTTTTAACAATTCCTTTTCATCCGATTCGGATACAGGAATGTCGTGACCATATTCTTTACCAAAGTTTTTAGTAAGTACCGACAACTTGCCAGTTGCGGATTCTAACTTACCTAATAACTTATCGATTTCTTCTGTGTGTTGTGGATGTTCACCTATCGCAACAGGTGATTCAAAGTAGATTGATAATGTCGCCCTTGCGTCCATTATTTCTGCAGTATACTTTGCCTCTAAGGCTTGGTATAATCTTCTTGATAATTTACTCATAACAAATTTGTTTTTAATAGTTAACTTTATATAAATATAATTTTATTTTTAATCAACGCTATATAGATTATATTTTAGCGTTATCTCTTCATCACTTGGGATTGGTCTAAGTGTAAACAACATTAGATTCCCATCGATATCTTGTCTTACTTCACAATTGGGAGTATCACTATGATTTATGAATCCACCCAATGGTGTTCTGATATATCCGTTTTCAAACTTATCGTTAGGTATATGAGTGACTCCTATGAATCTTGCGTGTGGTAACGACTCGGTTGAATACAATCCTAACCCTTCAATTTCAGATTGTTTAATTGTAACTTCTTTTGGTAGTGGTCTATATGTCATGTGGTTGGGTTAATGAGTTATTATACATCTCTGTTCTGTATTGTACACCGACACATTCATTCAATGCGAATGTAATCAAGTCTTTTTCAAAGATATAGTTGAGGTCTGTTCGTGGTGTTTCACAATATAATGCAGGTAGGAATTCGTCAATAACAAATATCATTTTTTTATACTTAGCTAAATGATTCTCTACTAACTTTTTAATTCCGTTCTTACTTAACAACAATGCGTGAGTTTGATATGAGTAGCCAGGTTTACATATCATATCATCTATTGGAGTATCTTGAACACCTTCAAATCCTGTTTGAAGTAATCTACCTAAATAAAATAAATCATAGTTCATAGATTTTACTTTATCAAGTTGTGACCAATCCATAGGTTTTTCAAATACAAAGTCATCTTCATATACAAGTATATTATCGTATCCATTCTTATATGCATCTTCCCATATAGCGATATGAGATAGTGTACATCCAATCTCACCCAATGTGACATCTCTTTGCCAGTAACGATTAGCATTATCTTTTACATAGACATCACTTGTATTTAAGTTCCAATCTTTATATGCTTCAATCCCCATCAATTGCATATGATGAGTTGTCAACTTCCTACCATCAATACCAAGTACTTCAAATGGAACTTCATGTGGTAGTCCAACCTTGTCTATCTCTTTTAGAATAGATGCGATGTGTTCATCACTCCAATCTAAACTAACAATGTATATTTTATCTATCGCCTTTTCGGTCATGTAACTCCTGTTGTAGTTTCTGAATTTGTAGTTTGTCCTTTTGAGTTTGGGGTCTTTTCATTTTCAACTCAAGAATCTTCGCAATGATTTCTTTATCACTCATTTAGTTTTTCTTTTTTAATTGTGTTAGTATATCAGTTACAAACTCACCTGCGTAAACCTTAGAACCAACACTCCACTTAGTGTTAAATGTTTCAGCCACAGTCAACGCATCCCCACTTCTATATTGTTTGTCGGTTTTAAAATCATAGATGGTAAAACATGCGCCGTCCATTTCTCTTTTAAAGACCCATTGTTTTTGAACCTTACCATCAGCACTTGGTTCATTGAATGTCGGTTCACCGAATGCTTGAATTAATTGTTTATAAGACCATCCAATAAGATAATCCTTTTTACTCGTCCCATCACATAAGGTGGACGCTAGTTGTTTGTCTCGAATTAAATTGTATTTCATAGTGTGTTTTTTTTAATTTTTTCGTGTGAAAAGGAAACTTCGTTTCCACCTTGCACCTTTGCACCTTGGCGGCTTAGTCACTTTTTCATATTGTCGAACCACGATTTCCAAAAGTTGTACCAAAATATCCATGCCGTTATCGGCCATAGAAGGAACGACCAAACCCTTTGTTCGTTTGAGGGGTTGTAAGGTTGACTCAATGCTCCCTTTCTATCTGCCCAATCCAATATAAGATTTATTATGATTGTACTGATACATCCTACTATGATATACATAGATATATAATCAAATGTTGTTAATGTGTTCATATTATTAATTTAGTTATCTATAATTATCTGAATCGGATATAGTTGTACATAGGTTCTTTTGGATTACTCGTAGGTACGATACCTTGTCTATACGCTGGAGTATTAGTATCATATCTTTGAATTCACCAAAATTTATACCATGGTTTCGGTCTCAACTCAATCTCATCTATCAACCACTTCAATCTCTCACCTGCCATCATTGAACAATCCGATTCACATAACTCTGCGATTTGTTTCAATTGTTTTACTATCTTACTATTATCCATGTGATGATGAGTATGCCGAGTTCGTTGCTTTCTCTAACAACCAACTTGATGATTGAACTTTATCTCCAAGATTCCATACCATATCTACTCCCATAGAATTACAATAGTCCTCTTCTGGTACATTACCTTGTCCTCTATCACCACCATTTCCAAATGCCATAGGTAGTTTATCACCAATGAATCTATCATTAGTTCTATCTTTATAATCTCTACGGAAGATATTCACCGCAGAATAAATTCCATCACACACAGATTTATCACCTGCACTTCTTGGATTACATATAATAGTTTTAGTTACTCCCTTTATACGAGACATAATATATTCTCGTTCTTTCTCATCCATAAAAGGTTTCCCTTTCTTTTGAGTTAACCAATGGTCGTTATTTAGAATCACCCAAACTTCATCTGCCATCTCATGAGCTCTCTCAATCATTTCGAGATGTCCTTTATGTACGGGGTCAAAACCACCACTAACTAACATTACTTTAAACTTCTTCATCTAATGCCTGTTTAATTTGTGTTAATGCTATTTGATATGAGTCAACCTTACCTAAGTCTTTATCTTCTTCTTGTAACTTACTGGCTAACTGCATTACTTCTAATCGTATACCACATGCGTGTGCTTCGAATAGTATCTCTTCTATATGTTCTTCGTTATTCCAACTCATAGTGATTCCATGTATTGATGAATTAATATTGATATCCCAACAACTACCATTACTATTAAAGAAACTTTAATCCCAAAGAAACTACTTTCGTATTGTTGTCGACTTCTTCCTTGCCTTAGCTCTATATCTTCTCTTGTCATTTCTATTTTTTCTTTTGTCGTGTTCTACAATTTCTTTATCCCAATTGTTATGTCTGTTATAATAACCTCTCAACTCAGGGTCATTTTCCATATCCCTTCTTTGAGAAGTATGTCCCCATCGTATTGCGTATAACAAACCAAACAAGTATAGTGAGAATATTACGAATCCTATTATAAACATTCCTACCATTATCTTCTTCGTTTATAGTTATCGTTTCTTCTCTGTCTAATGGCTACTGATGCTGCTAGTATTGATGGTACCCAGATACCAACAAATATCCCTTCTAACTTCAACCCACTAAACCATAGTGATACTGAATATAAGAATGATATGAATGCTAAAACTATTGGATAGTATACTTCCCAAAAGTCCATAATTAATTTTAATTTCTTTTTCATAATTTTTAATTTGAATTTAATGCGTAATCACTTACCTTTGTAAATAGCCATGCTTGACCTGCCCCACCTGCGGAGTCTGGCTTCATAACTACCATTTTCATTCCCTTTAGAAAGAACATCAATCTATATTCCTCATTTTCTTTTTGGACATATAGATACTCTTCTTCTATTGTGAATCTTCCTGTTGCGGTTTCTTTACCATCTTCTGTATGTGATACTCTTACAAAAGTGTCAGCCGAATCCCCATAGTTCATATACAGAATACTTGACCCATCCCACGATGACCAAGTTCCATAAATGTTTTCATTCGATGATTGGAAACCCATCTTAGGTTTCTCATTCTGTGCGTGTGTATTAAGACAATATGTTAGTGTCAATAATACAATCATAAATGTGTAAATCTTTTTCATTACATTAATGTTTTAATAAAGTGGATGGTCCATGCCATTAGTCCGTTCAGTTGTAATACAACTAAGTTCCATTGTTTCTTAACAAATACTTGAACTAATACACAAATAAATCCTATTATAAATAATACGGGTTCAACAGTCCATTGTCCTGCCATCAAGAATCCTGCTCCCATATAACCAACTCTTGATGACATCCTTTCGGATGCCGTAAGCTTTCTTTCTTTAACGAGAGTCTCTAAAAACTTTCGCCATGCTTTTATCCTTAAGGTTTTCTTTTTAGATTTCATATCCTAAATCTCTTCTAATATCTTTTTTAACAACTTGTAAATACTTCCATCGTTTCTTATCATTCACAAATGGTACAGACCAAAATTGTTTTGTCTTACGCCATCTTGAAAATTTCCATCCAAACACAAATGAGAATACACCTAGCACCAATCTCAACTTGACTGAGTTGAGATATAAGGTTCTAACAGGTAGACTTGGTGCTCCATGTGTGATGTAGGTTCTAACTTTCTTATCCTTTAGGAATGGCTTTGGATATGCATATAGTTTAGTAAAGTTAACAAACTTATATGCGAACCCTGGCGTCAATACTTCGTCAAAAAATATTTCCATTCTTGGAGTTAATCTAAACCACCATACAGGTGATATAAAATAAATTCTATCAGACCATGTTATTAAGTCTTGATAACCCTTCATTAATTTAGTTCTTGGTGTACTATAATTGTCACGATATAAATCAATGATTTTAAGTTGTTCTTTATCCTTATGCTTTTTCAGTTCTCGTTTAAGAGTTTTGAGAATACCATTGTAACAGAATGACTTCTTGTCAGGATGTCCTATAACTATTAGATTCTTCATTAGTTGTTTAAAGGTGCTTTAATTCTTGGGTGTGACTGATAGTTGATTAATTCATAATCAAACTCCCCATTCATTATATCTACATTAGATACCTTTAGTTGTGGTAAGTCATAACCAATTCTTGTTATTTGTTCTTTTGCTTGTTCAATATGATTATTGTATATGTGTACATCACCAAGCGAACCAATCAGTTGGCCAGGTTTGTATCCAGTTTCTTCACATAGTAATAGTAATAGTGTACCATACGATGCTATGTTGAAAGGTAACCCAAGGAAGACATCAACGCTTCGCTGATTCCATTTAAGTGATAACTTGTTTTCTGAGTCTACATAACATTGGAATCCATAATGACAGGGAGGTAGTTTCATTAAGGAAAGTTCTGAGACATTCCATGCGCTGACAAGGTGTCGTCTTCCATGTGGGTCTTCTTTCAATGATTTAATTAAGTTTTTAATTTGGTCATGACCATCCCAATTCTTCCATTGTTTACCATAGATAAATCCAAGGTTACCCCATTGTTTTGAGAAGTCATCATCCTCTAATATTTTTTGTTCGAATTCTTTGACATCGTATTCAGGGTCTTCTAAGTCCCAATGATGTACTCGTTCATATACTTTGTATGCATCGCCAGTCCAGATGTGACAATTGTTTTGTAACAAGTATCTCAAATCAGTCCTACCTTTTAAGAACCATTTAAGTTCAGTCATCACAGATTTGACTGCCATCTTCTTGGTAGTTAACAAAGGAAACCCGTCACACATACAATGTCTGATTGTGTAATCAAATAAAGATTTAGTTCCGTAGCCAGTTCTGTCGGGCTTATCGTAACCGATATCTAAAATTTCGTCTATTAGGTCTATGTATTGACTATCTATTCTATTCATGATTCTATATTACATTGTAATATACAAATTTATTTTGACTTATCCAAATTTATTTTTGGTTTTTTGACTTGAATCTTTTTGCTTCGGATGTTTTACTATGTTTAGTCTTTCTACCCTTGACTCTTTTACGCCATCTTTCAAACGAACTTCTCTTCAGATTCTCTCTCATAATCTTACGGACATCATTCTCTTTGATTCCAAACTGATGTTCAATCGCCTCAAAGGGAGTCCTATCTTCCCATGCCATTTCTATGATTCTATCTATATCTAAAGTGTAACTCATAACCGATGATAGTCCCGAGTAGGAACAATTAAATTTTGATTCCATGTTTCTTTTTATATTTTTCTAAGAATGATTCACCAACTCCGACATCTAATATCTTACTGCCGATTGGTATCTTTGTACTACGAGGAGCCAGTAACTTATCGACATGAACATCGAATGACTCTACTCTAACCTTCCTACCTCGTGGTGGGATGTATGCTACTATTGTTGTATTCATAATGAATTATTTTTATACATAAAGATATCATCTACTATATAGTTTATGTTTAGATGAGCTTGTTTAATGTCACCATTATCAATTAGCTCTTTAACTTTTTTTAGTCGTTCTATTATTTCTTGTCCACTCATCTTGCAGAAGGTATTGGGTTGTGTATAATTTTTAAATGTCTATTGTCTAAATGAATTATTTCACCTAAGTGAAGTTCCCACTTGTCCGTAAGTTTTTTATCGATACACTCGACTACCATATGTGTGGGGTTCTTGTGATATGCGTACTGAAAGTATATGTACTTGATGTCTTTATCCTTCAGTCGTTTGGTCCAATAGGGTGTGTTGTCTCTGTACTCTATTGGTTTAGTCCCATTCATGATTCTTTCAAATGGGTCTCTCATCAAAACTAAATGTAAAACTTCTTTATCTTTCCAAATCATTTTAACCAGGTTAATAATATGTTAATTGAAATTAGTATGTTAGTAATCACCGCCTGTAATATGATTAATGTTCTAAACCTTGCAATTCTATCTGCTTCTTTGTCATCCTCACCAATCTTCTCACCTAAAGCTTTCGCCCATAGTCGCCACAACTTCTTCATTATTTCCAAGGTAACATTGTTAGTCCTACTTTATTTAGTAGGAACTCCATTATAATAACAAAGGTTAAACCACCTATTATTTGCCATGCCCAAAACTTCCAACCTGTCAATCCTTCTTGCCACTTACGGAATCGACTTTTCTTAGCCCACTCGTATACTCCTAACTTAGAATTGATTTTGTTTGCCCACCATCCGATATCAAATAGGTTACCAAACATGATTAGTAGTTTTCTCATTTCTTCTTTTTCTTTTTTGGAATTACATTTCCGTTCTCGTCAACCACAGGTGCGATTTTTATTTCATAAAAAATCCATAACCAAATAACACCTAATGTTATAAATACTACTTTTGCCATAATCTAATCTTTGTATCTTTTTTTCTTTGGTTGGAATATAGGTATCGTTACCGACATACTTACTCCACCAAGAGTTGTAGCGAATATATCTCTTTCATCGAAATCACCACCCCTTATATTATCAAGTAATTCTTTTGCAACTCCTGCAGCCAATGATGTACATAAGCCAGTTATCATCGCCCTCTTTTTATCTTGATGTTTATTGTAAGACCATGTGTAACCTAATGCTGATGTAACTACCCCTGCACTAAAGTGTAATTGTTTATCATTTTCTTTTAACAATACAAATGGATTGTATGTTGTTTGACCAAACATTGTGGTCTTAATAAATAATATAAGTGTAATTATGAATAATGTTCTCAAGATGATTGCCCCTATTTGTTTGAGATTCACCACAACTTCTTTACTATATATATTCACTTTTTGTTATTACTATTTGTTAATATAATATTTTTTATATAAAACTCTACCCCCTGCGCGTAGTATCATTTCATCGCCTGTGACGACTTACGGGGTTCGAGTTAAAGTTTGTTTATTCTTATAGTTCGTTTATCTGTCCTTGGCCAGTCCTATCCACATTGAAACCAATAACAGGTTTGTATCCAGTCAACTTGTTTTGATGTTGTTGAATCAGTTGTTTAGTTAGTACTAACTTCTCAACATCCTTTTCCGTTTCTATCCAATCCATGAATAGTTTAGTTAACATATAATTTTTAATTGTTTTAATCATAATTTTTAATTTTTATTTATAGTGTTCGTCTAATAACATCATAGCGACCTCTTCACTAATCATGTTTTCGTTATATAGTTTCCAAATTAATTTTGTCATAATATTAAATAAATAATTTGTAATCCTTTTCAGCTTTGGTAGCCGCTACCTCATATGGGTGAGACACATAGTCGTGACCCATATTGTAATATCTCTTAAACCAAATTGGTGATTGTAGATAATGTTGGTACTCGTGAATCAGAGTCTCGACTATCATCTTTCTACTTTTCATATTAGGATAGTAGATAGTAATCTCATTCATCATTGAACAATACTCAGCGTGACAACCATCCTCATCACCTTGAGCACCTTCTTCACCACTATACTTTTCGTATATGTTTTTGTGAAGTTCTACATAAGGAGTACATTCTTGAAACTTGGAAAAGCCATAATGCTTTTCAATCTTAGGATAAATTTCCTCAATTATCTGTTTTACTTTTTTTTCTGTCATAGACTTAATCATTATTACAATATAAAAGTACGCAAAACATTTGACTTTTCCAAATTTTCAATGTTAAGAAATTGTTAAATTTTACCTACAATCTTTGGACCTGATAGAGCCATCTCTACATAACCAAACTCTGGATACCTAAGTAGGTGTTCCATCTCGTCATAGTAAACCTTGTCCAAGTGTTGTGGTCTCGTTAACCTCATCCATAACTTAGTCCAGTTCTTCTGATTCTTAATCGTGTTGTGATATACAACTACTTTGATTCGAGTCTGTACTGACTTCCCACTAGCGATTCTCTGAACTTGTTCACTAATGTACTTGTCCATCCATCTATCAAGAGTCGGTGCACCTGATGCGCCATAGATAACAAACACATCATCGTTAGTTAGTCTTGCAACTTTCTTCAAGACTAAATCCTTGTGAGTGTCTTCGTAATCATAAACCATTTGATTACTATCTTCCAACTTCTTCTTGTCGAGGTTGTCTTGTACTTTGTCAAATACACCATCAACTTGTCCTGATGTTAATCCCATCAACATGAATCGTTGTCTCATACCAATAGTCTTCCACGAGTGTCCTGCCTTGTGGTGTTCCATACACTCATCAATAGCATCTTGTTTACTGAATGACTTACCTACATTAAAGTCTGCGTTGAGGTTATTACCCAACATCTGAACTTCAGTCTCTTGCATCAGAGAGTGAATGTCCTCATCAAGTATGAGACACTTTATCATAGTGTTCTCGGTGTGACCGATGTTCTCATCTCTCGTCTTCCAATATGCAGTCCTTGTGTGATTACCACTAATAAGGATTAACTCATAAAACTGACCATTGATAGTGACATCCTTTAATAATACAGGCATATCGTAGTTACCGATTTTGTTTCTTAACCTATCAACAATCTTTGATAGATTGTCGTGGTCTATCTCAAGTTTACGAACTTGCCACTTATCTGTGTGGTACAAATCCTTGACAGACATTTCAACAATGTGTGTCTCGTTAATGTATTCAAGTTCTGAATCTAAGATGAGGTTGGTGTGTTTACGAAAGTCATCGAGTTCCACCATCAAGGTGTTTACTAACTTCATGTTCAGTTCCTTCTTACCAGGATGACCATTGTGTTTGTTGTAGTACTTAGGATTGTTCTTAGCGTCAACCTTTGTCAACAACTCATACTCAACTTGTTTACACTCTTCTACCGAACCCCAATATAGGATATGGTATTCGAATAAACCAACTGCGTCACTTGCGAGAAGTTCTTTGAACACTTTGTTAGTAGATGATGTACCATAGAGTTTGTTACCTTCTTTGTGGTAACCAATGTAAATCATCTTGTCTTGTGTATTGACTATCATATACACATAAGAGTTACAACCATTTTTTGTACGAGGCCCTTCAGGTCGTAAGAAGATTTTGGGCCTTGTGGTATCGTCAAACATTAGTTCGAGATTCCATCCATTAGCTGTTCTAGCCATAATTTAAGTTTTAAAATTTATAATTAACCGCCTGCCTTTCTGACAAACTTAGTACTAATATACAACAATAAAATTTAACTGGCAAGCTTTTTAGATAAAACTTTTAAATAAAGTTGAGGTGTGACCTTCTTCCCATCCTTTATCTTTATAAAACTGATGTGTAGTAGGAAGGCAATATGTAATTACTTTATATCCTTTTAGATTTTCTTGACACCATTCCCATCTTACATCCCATAACATTTTGTAAATACCATTACCTCGGTACTTCTCTTCTACATATGCGTTTGCGAACTTGACGGTATTGTCAGATAAGAATAATAGAGAGTTCCAACCAATAGCTTGATTGTTATATAACGCAATCCATCCACACTCGTCCTTCGGAGTGGGTACAGACTCGGGCAACTTGTAGGGTACTATCGTTATATTCATTCTCGTTTCTCATAAAGAAATAAATATATGGAAAAGTTATTAACAGGTTATTAACAATTAGTTTCCACCTCGTTTACTTGAAGATACATTTGAACGCCCACCTGATGACCTTGAACTATTATTTCTTATAACAGGAGTACTCGTGTTTATCCTTGTTGGATTTTGACGAGGTTTCCAATTGTTGTTCGATGGTGGATTAACTCTGATGTTGTTATTGGTATGAGTTGGTTTTACATATCGAGTCCCATCTTGAGGAACTACATAATTGTTTACAGGAATGTTATTGTTCCTACTCCATCTGATAACATTATTGATTTCTCTATTTGCATTTGAGTTAGGTCTTACTCTGTTAACTCTATTGGTATCTTGAATGTTTTGGATTCGAGAACCTCTATATCCGTTTATGTATGAGTAGTTATTATTACTTGCAATCATAGGGTCGTTATAATGAGAGTATCCGTAGTGATTCCAACCAGAGTACCAACCTTGTGGATATGGATAATACCATTGGTAGTATCGGTGATGTCTAACATGAAACGGATGATACCATCCAAACCAAGGATAGTTGTACGCCCACTCGTTCCAGTATTGGTGTGAATTAAAATAAAAATCAAAAGATGTTTGAGGATACCATATACCATTATAACGAGGATGTCTATTATACCAATACATAGAGTAAGGTTGATTACTCATGTACTGAGCAAAGTCCCATCTAAAGTTAAAATCAGTTCTTAGTTTTCTTCTCAGTTGAAATAGATTAGATATAGTATCTATCTTTGTTGAATCAGGAACTACAATAGTATAATCGTTAGTTCTGTAAATACCATCAATGTTACCAGCGGTGTTAAGAGTACTATATTGAAATTGTAATCCACAACCACTTAGTAACAAGACGATAAAAATAAGTTGAATAAGTTTTCTCATATAATGATAAATATGAGAATTTTATTAATTACATCTTAAAGGTAAGAATGTTAGACTTTAAACTATAAGACTTAGCAGGTACACCGAATCGCCAGAAACAATACTTTGTTGCCTCATCCACTTCGGACTTTGTTATGTTACCTACCTTCTTATACATTACCACCTTTTTAGACTTCGGTTTCCAAGTTACATTTACACCTTTTAGCATATTATTGATTTATTAATTGACATCTCATTATGGGGAGATGAATACCCTTAGTACCGATGGGCGGATTCGAACCGCCACGAACATTACTGCTCAAAGGATTTTAAGTCCTTCGTGTCTACCAGTTTCACCACATCGGCATCTCGTGTGTTCCCAATAGGACTCGAACCTATGACCTAATCATTATGAGTGATTTGCTCTAACCAACTGAGCTATGAGAACGACAACGATAGTGAACGAGACAGGATTCGAACCTGTGACCGTCTGCTTAGAAGGCAGATGCTCTATCCAACTGAGCTACTCGTCCATGATTTCAAAGAACATTACTAATATACGGCAGGAATGTTAAAAATCCAAATGGGAGATGTTAAAATTTTCGTGGACATCAAAGATACTAATACTACTACATAGGTATAGACTAATAATAATCCAGCTAACAATTATAAGGTATAGTATATAGACTAATAAAACATTCTATTCCAAGTTAACCAAGAAGGTTCACTAACCAACTTAGTAGAAAGAACATTCGAAGGAGCAAGTACTACATTTCTCTGAACAACACATCTATTACCATCCTTACTCACACTAACCAACTTATTGTCTCCACAATAGTCTTGACCGATAGCTGACCTTAACTCGCCAATCTTATCAAACCCATCAATAGGGTCACTTATACTTAAGTTTATCATAATTTTTAATTTTTACTTTTTTAAACACTCAATCGTATCGAGAAGCAATTCCCCCATTGAGCTTGGATATCCTTTTCATATCTCAGGGGAGCTTAATCCCTCAACTACTTCGGACCTTCATTGAGCTCTCACTCAATTACAATACTAAGATACGCAAACAATATTGAATTTCCAAACTTTTAATGTTAAATAATTGTTAAGTTTTCAACAAAGTTATTAACATTATACAGAATGAGCTAGGAATAAGTGGGCTAATTCAGTAGAATACTGGCTCAGAGGGGACTTTCCTATGGACTAAAAAACCGACCCCGGTATAAGAACGACTCACAGGCGACTGTAACTTGCTGATTACCAGTGGATTACACGAAAATACCCGCCCCCCTCGCTCAGTCACATGCGTTCCTTCGCTCCGTAGGCCTGTGATTTCCTCGTCCACTTCCCCTACCTCATCTGGCTCAGAGGCCTGAATAGGGTTAAATAAGGTTAAATTCTCCCTTGGGTGTCTCTCCCTATACCTATGTATCCGTATATACTCCCCTTTTTAGCTACTTTTTTTTTATATCACTTTTGCTTTTAGTGTCACCGCAGGGTTTTTTAAACCAGGCCCCCCCATAAAGATACGAAAAATATTTTAAATGGCCAAATAAAAAGTGTTAAATCGGCAATAAAGTTATCAACATGACACGATGTCAGTTGCGTTGAGGGCAAAGTTATTAACAATTTTATTAACAATTTAAAGTTATTAACAATTAAATGCTAACAGTATGACATAATGTCCGACTTATCAGGCGGTGACATAACCCCTTGAGCGTCAACGCTTTAGACCCCTTTAGTTAAAGTAACCCTCGAACATGACATAATGACCGAATTTTTATGGCTAAAAAGGGCAAAATACCCCCTAAAAATACTTTTCCCTCAGGAAATTTTGGTTTGCCGCGAGAAACGGACTTGTGCCTGTCTATAATTGTGGTAAATTTAGACCCATAGGGGTTATCTAAGTAGAGTTTAACAGAATTGTGGGAAATGTTAATGATTTAGCGCTGAAATCCCTTTACCTCATCTTATCCCTCA